GACCGGCAGTGTTTGTTGTACCGATCTTAAAAATAGGGGCGTAAGGGCCTAAGTCATCCCATGTGGTTGTCGGAGCATAAATCCAAGCTTCGAGGGTGAAGTCCCCTGTTCCGAGAGCGTAATGATATCCGCTCGATGTTAAGCCACCAGCTGTATTTGTAAATGTAGCCGACGCAGTTCCGAACTTAGCCTGCGTCGTGCTTGTTGTGACACCGGTCCCCGCTGTGACTGTTTGAGCATATCGGCTGTTGTCGGTGAAAGTGGTTCCACCGTTTGTTCCATCGCAGTGAAGCAAAAGAACGACATTGTCGATATACGGATCAGCCATGGGGAATTAGCCCCCCTTTCGGGGGGCCTCCTAATGTTAGGCAGATGCTGCGTTGAACGTATAGGTCAGAAGAAGCTCGTCGCCGGATGTAACCGACTTCGAGGAACCAAAACGTGCAGCCGAGAACAATACGCCCGAGGTGCCGGACTTTGTCGATGTGGATACCAAGAAGGCGCCATAAACCGTCTTAGTCGCATTGAACACGAAGCTTGCACGGTTGGCCGAGTTTGTGATGCTCTGCGCTGTCGAAGCGGCTTCTGTATATTCCGGACGGGTAGCAGCTGCATAAGCCGTGCACTCTGTCGAGGCCGAAGCAATCGTGGCAGCTGTGACCGACGAAACTGGTGTGTAGTTACCTTCGAAAATACCGAGGTACCACGTGGTGACCTGTGTCGCTCCGTTGAACTCAACATTGAGAATGTGGTTGAGACCTTCGTTAACAACAAGGTTGTGATCTTCGAACTCGTCGATGACCTTACCATCACGAATCAGCTGGCCGTGAAACACACCGCCAACAAGTACTTTAGAGTGCGGAACCAAGAGGCCGCTCTCTGTCTTTGTATAATCCATGCTCTGCATGTTAAGCTCCTTGGAACCGCCGAATTTCGGCATCTACGTAATCACCCACGCGCGCAGATGAAGTGGGGGCCCCTGCACTGTCGGCAACACCAATATATTGATTAACACCATCCTGCTCGCGAAACAAGGATGCGTAACGCACAGCGTCCGGGAATATGAACCGCCCTTGAGTCAGATTACGAACATTTCCAGAATCCAGGCCGACACAGGCGCCGGATTTAGTCATAAACATAACTGCATGGCGTGATCCGCCGGCAATCTCTTCCGGCAAAACTTCTGGGTCAATGTAGACGAGCGAGCCCGGAATGATCCCGCCATTAACCGACATCCGACGCATTTCAGAAAGCGGGCCGGACAAAAAGAAAACGTCTTCTTCCGTACCGACGTATACACCGTCAGCAACAGATCCGAGAGCGGTAACATCCGCCTCGAACGGAAGAAAATTCCTGGTTTTATCTACATAATTGTAGAGGTATAGCTCTGTAACCCATACGAGTTTCTTTTGCCCGAGGTAAATGCGGCCGTTAAGGTACGCCAGTGACGTAGCCATTGGAGGCTTACCAAGAAGTTTACCGCCTGTAGGGTTGAGCGTTGAAGTCGGATTTACAACCGGAGAAAGCCAAGTTCCCTCGGATGTTTGAGAGCCCCACGGCGATACTGTATTATTTTTGCGTATAATCCCTGATACATCCTCAGATGAAAAGTACACATCATCGTCCAGTTGGACGTAAGCAATCGGCGCATCACCTGCACCGGCCATTAATTGAACAAACGTATAATTAGGGTTGATAATCCCGAGCGCGCCATTTTTGACGCCATAGACCGCATGCTGGCCAGTCCAGACGCTGTGAAAATTTCCGGAAGAAACAAGCGTCTGACCGCGGCGACGGCGAATCTGACCTACATCGTCAATGTCAATATTTAGAGCTTTTTCAAGTTCGTTGGGAGCAAGGCGCTCGGAGCCGACAGTATTTTTTAATCCTGTAAACTGGCTAAGAACCACCGAATCTTGTGTCGGGTCTATGGGCTGGGGTGCTCGGGCCACAATTTATCTCCAGAAGTGTCCGGCAACCCAAGAAACGACACCGGTCAAAAATGACGTAATTGCCATGGCGGTGAATACCCCGCCCTTAGATTTATTGGCTAATTCTACTAGCTTTTCTATGTTTGACTCGAGCTTATCGACTTTTTTCTCGAGTTGCTCCACGGCGTTAACCAGTGCGCCATATTTTACTGGATCTATTTCCGCCGCCATATCCATATCGCCCGCCATCTAGAGCTACGCCATGGGCATGGATACTGACAGATCCGCGCCCCTTTTTCAACCTACAGTGGGTAATCTTTCCATGGGAGTTGAAAATGTGGGCCATCTGCCCACTTTGCCAGATCGTCTTCTCTGACAGGACCGTTTCCGTTCAGCAGTCTCCAATGACCACCCCACTCAACAGGAACCTCAAGTTCCTCGGCGGCCTGACGCATAGCTTCTGCCAGCTTGTAATATAGCGGCCAATCCCAGCGAACGGCTTCGTCGATGTCTTTTTGACCGTCTCCATCAAAGTCGATGAAGGCAGCAAGGTCAACGGCATGGCCTGTAAGATGGCGGCCCCGCATGGTTTTTGACGCGCCAGCCGCAACCAACTGCTTTTGGCGCTCAACCGTGCGCAGTCCTTCAGTGACAATGAACGGCTGTTCAGAATTGTTAAAGGCAAGTTTCACCACCTCAACGAGGTCGTCGTGAACCCCTTCGAGCCGCTTGAGCGACCGTGCGTCTAAATCTTTCATTGCCGTGCTACACCCTTAATCTTCTCGTAGGTCCGCAATCCGCCAAGGCCGACGAGGGCGATAGCCAGTTCGAACAAGCCGCCGTCAATACCTGATGTCTCAGGCATGCCTGTAACATGAAACACAGATCCAAGGAAGTAGAGGGCCGGATAAAGAATATAGTGCCAGCCAAACCCTACAACGCAAATCCACAAGAGGGCCGGGCGAGCCCCGGAAACGAATAGATTCGGATTAGCTGCCTCAACAGCGTTTACTTCCGCTTGCTTGGCATCGACCGCCAAGAGAGAATCTCTCAAGGCGGCCTCAGCCTTTATCTTCTCGAGTGGGTCGGGAATGAATTTATCGATGACCTTTAAACCAGCGGCAACCGCTTCTCCAATCCCGAAAGCCATGTCACTCTTCCTTCTTGTTTGCTTCTGACTGCGCTACGAGCTGAGGCAGTGCAGCAGCGCGAATCTTCTGGATTATATCAGAAGATGCTTTGAAAGGCAGCTCCGCCAGCCCCGCAAGGATAGCGTTAACTTCATTTACTGTTAGCTCAAGCTTAATAGTCGGTTCCATGTTGTCCTCCACTGGAAATACTTATGCTGGTTTGCTAGGCCAGATTGGGTTGCTTACATCTGCTGTGGTGGTAGGCAGATCACGCAAAGCTTGACGATAATCTGCCCAGGCTTGTTTTTGATCGTTGGAATATAGCTCCCAACGGTCTGCGACAATGTATATGTCGCTTTCAGCTAGGCGTCTGTTTCTCTCTAGCCTCAACCGCATTGTTGCCTCTTCGATTTTGCGGCGACGAGCCATCGGGATGTATTCTTGCTCGCTCATATTTACACCTCCAACACGATAGGCAAGAAGCCATACGAACCAGTGTTAGCAAGATATATCTCACCATCTGACGTGAACGCATAAACACCGGGAAAAGAGCCGGAATCTGAGTGGATCATCTTCACAACCGACGCCCCTGCTTTCCAGAATCTCTGTACTTCAGTCAGAGATGTTTGTATTGCAGTACCAGAACGCCCATGCACAGCATTGAAAGTACTTGATCCATAACCCCACGAATAGAGTTTTCCATCACTCATCCAAGCAAAATGGAAAAAGCGGTCGTAAGCGTCAGTAGCGTAAATCGACCACATATCGACAACAGTTGCACCCGTTGTGTTGTTGCATGTCACAAACGACGTGCGTTGTGTTGTCGTACCATCAAGAAGGTTGTTAGCCGCATTATATCCTGCTGCTTTTAAAACCCCCGCACTTGTGATGTAAAACACGTCATCAATCGTGTTGGCGCCATCATCTGCTGTTACCCAAACATTGGAGACAGTATCAGCAGTCAACAAAACATACGTGCTCACCACAGTTGTGGTGCCACGTCCAAGAGCGCCTGTGTTGTTACGTCCAGCGCCCCACAATTCACCATTGTTGAACAGAATAACGATGTTGTTACTTTCGTCCCCGCCGGAGGAGAGAACCTTTTTGACGCCACTTTTTGTAGATGGGTCTGGCAGCTCCGTTACTTGAACGAAGTAAGTTTGGTTACTAGTGCGCCCACCACCTGTTTGACCGTAGACGCCATAGCCAGCCGCCCACCAAGTGCCGTCAGTTGCAAGAGCAAGGACCGTGTAACCAACAATCCACACTTGTGATATGGCGCGTAGGTTCGTTGATACACCTGTTCGTGCTCGAACCGGAATACCACCACTGTCTACTGTTGAGCCAATCCCTAGTGCGCCATAGCCATTTTCACCCATCATCCAGAGCGCATCGTTCTGGTCAATGATTGCCCACGTATCACCGGCAGCGGGGTGGATAATATCAGGATTGTGGCTATCGTTAGTCACAATGTCTTTTACTTTATTAGATGCGTTGTTGACATTAGTGGTGTCAAACGGCTTTCGGAACTCAATGCCGTAGTCTGTTGTATTGGCTGCGCTATTTCCCTTTGCGGCTAACGGTCCAAGAACATAGCCTTCACTTGTAAGCGCAACAAAGTTCGCTTGGCGATTTGATTCAAACGCCTCGTTCGTCCGTGGATACTGCGTACCGCCGGCAGAAGCGGTGTCTGTAATAACGATGTTCTGCTCAATCACACGCTTTGAAACAATTTTGACAATCGTTCCGTAATTTACGTCTCTGTTGATGGCAAGCAAATCGCTTGTATAGCGCATAGAATGAAACACTTTCATTCTAACAATACCGCCATCACCATAGGCAGGTTCGTATAGCCTCAACCAAGAATTATCCGGCATCGGCAGCATAACGCTGTATCGTGTCGGAACAACCTTTGAAAGATCAGCATACTTGTAGTTGAGTGTTAGACTAGACGGCGAAGGGACATAACTGCTCTTCCAAACAGTGCCGTCGTATGTCCAAACATTGTTGCCGGACTGAAACGTTTGACCGTTAGTAGGGGATGCTGGAAAATCGATGGCCATGTTTTATTCCTTTACGGCAAAAGCGCTTTTAGCTCATCAACAGATTCGGCGGCATCCATAGCATTCTGCATCTCAGTGTACTTATCGCGAATAGCCTGACGAGCAGCCTCAACCTGGACAGCGTTATTGCCGGGGATCTGTTTCATGATTACCTCGTCGAGCGGTTTAAATTCTTCTGCCCGAGCTGTTCGACGTTTTTCATGGGCAATAGTCTTAGCCTTATCGAGATTGACTATAATCATTTTGTGCCTCCTTGAGGGGCCTGCTCAGCAAACCACGCGTCTTGGCCTATACCTTGGCCGTCGGGGGTACTTATATCAGCTTCCCACGCACTACGAAATGTGCGATCCGATGGAATATCGGTAGCATCAACAATCTTATACGGTGTTCCCGCAGGCACATCTTTGCGGGCGATTTCTTCAATAGACAGCTTGCACTCCGGAGCCGGAACAATAATGGCCACTCCACCGTCTGATGTTGGGTATATAACACGTCTATCCATGGCTCTCCCCTTTTATCGAAATATGCTGACAAACACAAAATCGTTGTCAAATGCCGCAAGGTTCGAAAAATAAATCGTAACAATCCGGACCGATGTTGTTGTTTGAGCGGTGTTTCTATTTACAACAGCGTAATAGTTATGGTCCACGTTTGTCGAGTTCTTGCAGCCAGCGCTTACAGCGTAGTTTGCGTCCGGTAGCGCATTTGTAAAATTGACAGTGTACGTCCCTGTGCCGTTATCCGTAATACTTGTGACGTTGCCGGATGCGCGAATAGCGACCGTACCAGTACCATTAAAATTAACCCAGGCTCGGCAACCGTACGCTGTGGCCGCAGAACCGTATCCCGAGTTGAATTGAAGGGTGCCTGAAACACTCAAATCGCCTGTGACGCTGCCCCCTGTCAAAGGAAGATACGCCCCGTTACCCGTGAAGGCGTTTGCGATAACCCACTGGCTTGTGTTGCCGTCGTTATAATAAACGTAAAGCTGACCTTCTGACGAACGCCACCAAAGATCGCCTTCGCTTGGAGAAGCCGGAGCAGTATCCGAAACTGTTACAGAAGATCCGCCGCCACCGCCTGCACCGATCTCAACAATAGACTCCGTACCGTTGTCTTTTTTAAGAAACAACTTGCCGTCGTATGTATTGATCGCCAGCTCGCCGAGCTGCAAGTCTGTAGTCAACGGCACTTTCGATGCAACCGCTGACCGCTTGATCTTAAGCGTATTAGCCATATGGCTTCCCCTTTATTTCAGGCTATATAGCCGGGAAAGATTTTAGAACGTACCGCAGTCAATCGTGCTGTTCGGATCGAGGTAATCTGTACCCGCCGTGGCAGTCGTGATCGCCGAAGTACCTGCACCCTTAAGTAGCGCGCCGGAAGTAAAGCTGCTAGCCCCTGTACCGCCGTAAGCCACAGCAATCGTGCTAGCATTCCACGTACCCGTCGAAACTGTACCGAGCGTGGTCAAGCTGGTGTTGCCCGGGTACGTGTCGGAAACCTTGATACCGGAAGACGAGACGTCGATTGTCGAGCCGTTCGCAAGAACCGAGAACGTTGTACCTGTAAGCTGGAGGCCGTTGCCAGCCGAATACGATCCGGCCGAAGAAAACTGCACAAAGTTAATCGCTGTGCTGCCAAGCGTACCACCTGCATCCGACGTACAGACAAAGGCAAGATCAGCGTTGGCCGTGCCCTTCTGCACAAATACAGCAGCATTTATGACTTCAGCCCACGAGTCCATATCCACAGCGCGGGTCGGCGCACCTGAAGAATTGACAGTATAGATACCGTTTTCTGCTGCTGTCGCCTGGTTCTTAATAAGAATGCGGTCGCCTGTTGCCAGGGTGTATCCGTCGATAACCTGACCGTTAGCGAAGCTGGTGGCCAATGTTCCTGTTGTTACTGTTGCGACAACAACGGCGTTCTTCCACGAGATGCCGTTCAACAAACCATCAACGTAGCCTTTGTTAGCTGCGTCCGTAGCCGCCACCGGAGTCGCAAGATTCGTAATCTTGTAGCTGTTCATAGAGAAATCGGCAGCTGTTGCACCGAGATCAGCCAATGTTGCAGCCGACGCTGCAGTCACAAGACCCTTTGCGTTAACAGTAAGCTTGGTAAAGGTTCCGACGTTTGAGTTAACTGTAGCGAGCGTACCCGTAGCCGAGACGTTGGTCGAACCATCAAACGCCGGACTTGTGTAAGTGATGTCACCCGAGATCGATATGGTGCGGCCAGTAGCAAGAGTTGTAGCTGTGTTGGCGTTGCCGTTGATCGAGCCTGAGATCGTGCTCGAGAATGTCTTTGTGCCAGCGATTGTCTGGTTGCCGGTCAGTCCGACGAAAGCCCCTGGGCCGCCGATAGCAAGAACAGATGTGGCAGATCCGCCAGCGCCGCCGGTGCCTACACCGTAATAGAGGGTGCTATCGACTTCGTTGAACGCAAGTTCTGCGTTAGCAAGGGTGCCGGGAGCGCCGGTTGCGCCGGAAATTCTGCGCTTAATACGAAGCGTATTAGTCATCTAAAGTCTCCTAGAAATTTCCGCCGTCAGACACTGATTCCTGGGCGCGGTTATACCATACAGAACCATCGAAACTCAACATATCGCCACTCGTCGCCGACGAAATGGATATAGGGTAGCCCCCAATCGCGTTTGGTCCTGCCGGCCCCGTCGGTCCTGCCGGTCCCTGCGGTCCTGCAATCGTATATGCCACTTGAGTCAAGCTGCAGATCACGCTCGGTGTAAGCGGAGTTACCGGATTTGTCCCAGCCGGGATCGTCTCGACAGACACGGCTGTGCTGTTAGCCGACCACCAAAGCTCGACGTAATCATTTGGATTTATGGACGTCCCTACAAAGCTAACTGTAGCTACAGTATACCCTTCTTCGCCGGGGCTTGAGCTTTTACGAGCAGGAATGTGAAACCGCGTTGTGCTGTCCGGGTAGTCAGAGCCCATGTACCGCAACCAAATGTCTGCGTAGTGAGCCTCGTTGTCTGTATTTTTTAACTGCAAAGAAAAGATCATCGTGTAAGTGCCTGGATTGGCAATCACGATTCTGCCGGGGCTTTGCAACGCAAACCCGTTGTGGCCGTCCAGTGTATTGATTTTGACTAGCTGGGCGGTGCCGGGTGAGATAAACGGTTGATCCTGAGTATCGTAAAACACACCGTAATAGCCGACAGCACCGCCGACGCCGGGCGGACCTTGAGGGCCAACAGCGCCTATTTCTATGACCTGAGGCGCACTATCATCGATGACAACAGTCGGCGGCGGGGCCGATGTAATCTCAACAACATTGGTGGTCGTGTTTACAACTACTGTGTCAGTCACCGCGTCACTTCCGGAGAAATATACACACTACCTTGAACCAAACGAGTAACAATGCCGCCCGAACTAACCAGCTCGAGATCGTACACACCGGTTTTACCTACTAGATCATCTGTGACTGTGGCTGCTCCAGTAATGGCGATAGTTCCTAAAACGCCTCCAAGAACAATCGCTCCATTTTCTGTAGTGAAGTTAAGCAACGTAGTCGTCGAACTGTATTTTTGACGAACCTGCATCCGAGCGGTGTAACCGGTCAGATTAACAGGCGAGCCAGTGCTATCCTTCCAAAGCAGGTTCATTTGAAAGGTGGCCCCCTGCTCGATAGTGATGTTGTGAACCGCCGCCGTCATGCTTACCGCCTCGTCTGTTTGGGTTGCCCCAATCTACCTGAATTGGCTAGTAAATCAATTACTGCCGGGGAAATACGTATTCCTGAGCTTGCATGCCTTCGATATCTCGGAGACTTGTGCCAATCGTCGTGCCGGTTGCCTCTGCTTGAGCCCGAGCCCTAGCTCTTTGCTCAATGATTCTGGCAAGAGTCGGAGCAATTTTACGTGTCGGGTTAGCCTGGTCAAACCGAACAATCTGATCCACGACTTCGTTGAATGCCTCCGTATCTCCCTTTTCAAAAGCGATAGCCGCTTTGCGGCGCAAATCACCGGCACGGCGGCTAAGCAACCCTTCTCGAGTAAGATTGGTCATCCGGCCTTCAGTATACCGGCCCATCTCAGCTGACTGGAAACCGAGAACCGCTGCGAGAATATCGTTGGCGTCAGCCGACATCGGGAGAACATTACCCTGTTTGTCCACATACCCCCGATCAGACATCTCATAGGCGGTAACCATGTTTTTGAAAACACCCGGAAGGCCCATTTTGAAGCCTTCGATGTAGTTTCCTTTGTAGACTTCAACCGCACCGTTAAGAGCGTTGAAGATGGCCCCGATGGGCGCACCGGCCGAGTCTTTAACCAAATCGTCAAACTTATCTTGGAAATTACGACGGTCTGCCAAGAACCGCGAAAATGGTGCAAGATCCTGCAAGCCAACACGAGACTGAATGTTTATGTCTGCTGCGCGGAAAATACCGCTGGCCGCAATTTCCCCGATGTTTGCGCCGAAAGACTCATTGAGGTAATTCTTCAAAGCTGTCTTAGCGTCGAACGGCTCTTCGTCATCGCCAAGTGTTTCAGCCATTGCCTCGACAACACGCGCCAGTACAGTGGCGAATGGTAAGCCAAGGGCTCCAGCCATAAGCATCTGAGTGGCAAGGAATCCACCCATGAATTTGCGAGCTTGCGCTTTTTCCTCAGGAGTCGCGTTCTTGCTCATTGTCTTGAGCATTTCACGGTAGAGCTTTTCCATCGTGAAGAACCCGAAGTTGTTAAACTGCAGGGCAACAGGAGAGTATTTGCCGACAATACCTGACGGACCAACTTGCCGCGACTGGTTTACAGCGTCGTACCTGAAAAGCGTTTCGGTGATGACCTCGGTTGCGTAATCCAAACCGGTTGTATCGTTTGTAGAAAGATTTCTAGCCGCCAACCCGGTCAAAACGCGAGAGAACGTTTCTGAATAACTGTTCATAAAGCCGAGCCAGCGGAGGGCCTTGTCACCTCCGGTATCTTGCGTACCTTCTACGACGCGACCTTGCTCGCGGGCAGCACTACCGATATCAATCGCCGTGGCGTTAGCCAGCTTCAAAATAAATTTGGCTGTAGCCGGATCTACGCCGGCCTTTTGCAAAGCTTGTGGGGTGAGCACAATATCAGGCCCGCGTGTCGCGCCGCGCTTCAAGTCCATCGACACAATCGCGTTCATAATTTTAAACGCCTGCGGTGCAGCCTTGCCGAGCGCTTTCGCAGCTTTTACAAACCCGTGCTTCTTGCCAAATTCAGGCCAGACAATGACCGGAATAGATCCCTGCTGCAAAAGCGCACTGGAGGCCGAAGACATAAAGAACGCGAACGAAAACGCGCGCAAAGAGTCCAACAGATTGCGATCAATCAGATTGAGGCTGTCCCCTGAGCGGAGCATAATCTCATCCCGGATGGCTTCCATCTTTGCAAGATTTGACAGATCAATCGGTGCATCTCCGGACTGACCCGCCTCACGCACCCGATTCTCAATGCCGACAAGCGCCTGACTGATATACGGTGCAGCGGTCATATTTGCTAACGCATCCGCGTTAACTTGGTACCGATAGGCCAAGCTGCGGAACGCGTTTTTACTAAAGCCGGACACTTCTTTACGCCGGGCCAGTACACGAGCGATAGCGTTCTCCGGAGACAACTCAAGAGCAGCCATATTCAGATTGTTGGTTGCTTGCTCTTTAAACTTTTTAAGAGCCTTGATGGCAGCCGCGTCTGCATCGGAGTCAAGTCGAGCAATTTGCGCGTCGATACTGTTGCTCATTTGAGCAATCAATTTGTTTGCGCTGACTTTGTCTCCAGTGAACGCCTCACCACCGTCTTTACGTGTATTAACACGCAAAGACTTTGGCTCGATATCACCCTGCCCCATCAAGCTTTCAGCGATCCGGACCATCGCGTCCCGCTGTTCGACAGTTTCAAAGCGCAAGAATACCTTGGTTTTGTCCGAGCCTTCCATGAACTCGAAGCCGTCCAGCTTCTCCTGCTCCATAGCAGCACGCAATTTATTCAGCGAGGCTATGTCCAAGTCGCCATCTTTTTTCTTGATCGAGAACGACACACCAAAATTGCCGAAACGGCCGAGGTGGAAGTACGTGCTGCGATCCATTGACTCAAGCGCCGCCTCAATCTGTTTGATGCGCTGATTAAGATTATCTAAACCTTTTTTACCTTCAGCAAATGTTTTGGCAGCGTTGAGCTGTGTATTTAACACACCCTTCCAATACTCTTTTGCTTTAGCCGGACTGTCTTGAAAGTCAGTCTCTCTAGAAAGAAACCGATTCATCGGATCCGGACCGAACCTGTAAATGTTATTGAGCTTTTCATCGTTCATAGCAAATACGTAGAACATCGACGCCAGTCGGGCGTAATTGTTCATTTCATTGCCGTCTACCGCCTCCTGGTAGATGTCATAAACCTTCTTGTCCTTGGTCCTTGGGTCAGCCCAATTCTGCTTCATCCAGCGAATAATGTCGTTGGCTTCTCCGACCATTTTTTTAAGCTGTGCAGCATCTTTTTCACCGTGAAGCCACGGCTGCTCGTCCCATGTAGCCCCGATCTTAATGCCGGGCATGCTCATAAGCCGGTACAGTTTTTTTGCTGCTTCTTTGTTTGTATTTGCCAACCGCTCGATGTCAGCAATGCTTCCGCTGTGAATACGCGCAAAAAGCTTTTTTATGCTGGCAGGCATGTTTACCGCTGTATCGTACGCTTTTAACGTTCCGGAGAACAGTTTTTTGCTGTCGTACGATTCGGTGAGATGGCGCAAAGACATCCAGCCGAGCAGGGTTTTGAACAGTTCAAGCGCAGCACCTTTAGTGTTTACTGGCACACGCTGTATAAAATTCTGACTGAGTTTAAGCGCACTATCCGACTGGTTTACAGCAGATCTTACGTCCTGCGTTTCTTCCGTGCTGATGCTAGGCTCATTCGGCGGTGTAGGCGGGGGCGGACTCGGCCGGTCAATATTGGCTACCGCCGCTTCTTGTGCTGCCTGTTGTGCCTCAATTTTTGATGCGCTTATTACATCCGCAACATCGGAATAGCTGCGAACTGTCAGATTAGGGAACATTTCTTGCAGCGGAGCAACAAGTTCAGCATTTGCAGGATTCACAAGAATCCCCGTTATGTTTTCTTGCGCTGTATCGGTCGAACCTTCTCGGAAGGTAATAATGAACGGCCCGTCACGGTAAGATGTGCCGGTTGCCGTCCCGGTTGCTGTGCCTGTTCCAGCGGGGGTAGCAAGAGGCGCAGTATAAAGATTTGAGTTGCCATTCCCGCTAACAAGCTCAATCAAGTCTTTAAGTGCCTGCCCCAGAGTCGGAGATTTTGCCATGCCGTGAGAAGGGACGGTTTTTCCTTGTGCGCCAACTGCGTCAAACGTACGAATAGTTTCAGCATACCCGTCAAACCAGCTGTCTACACGCTGCTGGCCCTTGTTCTGACGATCCCAATCATTTGCAAGATTAGTTGCTGTAGCTGCAGCATTTGCGCCTGACGGGCTTGTTTGTTGGGCTCCCTGTTGAGCGGCCTTACGGTCCAGAACTTCTTGAGTAGATACCACGGTGACATCAGCACCGGGCTCCATCCGCATTGTTTGCTTTTTCTTTTTGTTCACCTGAGCTGTAATCGTCACTCGGCCGGCTGCGTCAGTAGACACATTGGTAACAGGCAACGCACGCTGACCACGGATAATCCGATCACCAACGGCAATCTGGGATACAGGCACAGCCTCACGAGGAGTCTCTTGTGTGATTCGCTCACGACCAACAACCGGAGCCAACTCAGGCTCAACAGCCGGAGCGGCTCGAACTTCTGTAACTACACGTGTAACAGGATCTGTGCCCATCACTCGCGTAGTAAACTGAGTCCTGCCCTCCCCGGCAGTAATTGCTAAACCGCCTGTCTCCAGCGGTTCAACGCGCGTTACCGGAAACGTTCGGCTTCCGCGCGCGATTACATCACCTGGTTTGATCGAACCGGCTGTTACCGACTCACGAGTCGGAGTTTCAAAGTCAAAACCTGTCTGAGCCAGATTGGTGGTAGGCTCCGCCTGAGAGGCGGGAGGACTAACCTGCCCAGACGGAGCCCCCTGCGGTGCAGCAGGAGCAGGGGGAGGTCTGCTCGCACGTTCTTGCACCACAGCCTGATAAGTCGCTATACGCGACTGAACATCAGCAACCTGATTCTGGGCGGCTTCAAGTGCCTGAGGGGTTGCACGGTTATTGTTGACAGCAATCTCTGTGTCGATCAGCGATTGTTGCGCCGTGTTCAACTCAGCCTGCATTGCTATAGGGTTAGCGACACGATCAACCAAAGTGGTGAATCGTTTTCCAAGTGATTTGCCTGGTTTTTCTTCAGTCCGCGTTAAAATGGCGTCAACAAGTTCTGCATCCGTGGTTGGAGCCGTTTCCTGAACCCACTTCCCAAAACCCGTCTTTGTCCCAACATCTCCCCCGACAAGCGAAGAAAGTCGTTTTTGATATTCTGTAGCTGCCTGAACTTTTGCAGCAGGTTGTTGAGCGGCTGTTGCTGTCGGGATTTCGCCGCCGACAAGATCTGGTTGAGCCAAATCTGCTTCGGAGAATAAACCTCCTTCAGCTGAAACAACCGGTGCTGTGCGAACTTCTGGTGCCTGTGCGAGCGACTCATCTTGCCGCCGAATGCGGTTGCCGAGTTCTGCGTCAAACACATTCAACGAATTGCGTACCGTTGGACTTTGATCGCCTGCTTGAACCTGAGCTGCCAGCGTATTTCTTGTCTGAGCGACAGTAGCGTCATCCATCTCGGACAAGCGCCGCATAACTTCTGCACGATACATGCGGAAGTCGCGTTCCATCGCTGAAGTGTTTTCGCCTGCAGCCACACGTTGTTCGGCACGAGCCATACGATCAATGATCGCAGGCATATCAAACTGCGCATACTTATCTTGCAGTGATGCAGCCGGTTTAAGCGGCGCATCGATTTGATCCTTGAGATCATCATTTGTAGCCGTAGCCGGATCAGCTTTAACAGCCGGACTAATCGCACCAACGCCGGCACCGAAGCCTGCGCCAACAACCAAGCCGGTTGCGGCCGCGTCAAGAATACGTTCAGCCTTTTGGGCCATGGTAAGGTCAGAGCGGAAGCTATTCTCTAAGCCTGTCTGCGCTGCTTCGGTAAATGGTTCTGTAACCGCAGACTGAGCAGCACCTGTAACAGCACGCCGCGCGATACCGCCGGTCAATCCTCTTGCGAAAATACCTGTGAGTGGAGCAACTTCAAACGCCTCAAGAGCGCCGTAAACCGGAGACAACGCCAGTGCCTTAATCGCGTCGCCTTGCGTGGGTTCGCCACGTTCCACAGCTTCTTGGTACATGCTGCCGGCACCAAGAGGGGCTCCGAATGCTGTTGCGCCGAGAGCTTTTTTGGAAAACTCTAAGCCGGCTGTTTGAGCCGCTTTTTGACCGGCAAGAGCTGCAGCTGATTCAGTAGCGCCTGCGGCAATAGCACGTTGAGATGCAACGGCAGCCACACCTCTACCGCCGCCGAGAAACCCTGGAACAGCCATACCGAGGCGTGCAAGAGCCGCTCCACCAGCAGTAGCAGCAGTAGCCGGACCTGCAGCAGAAGCAGCTGCACCTGCAAGAATAGCACCTGCAGTCATAGGAATTTGTTTAGCTAATTGGTAGCCCGCCCACGGAAGAAATCCTGCACCACCTTCTTTCCAAGGAGCGATCTCAAGATCCGGACGGCCTGCGATAGCAGCTTCAGCTTTGTTACGCTCGCTGATCTGCTCACCATACCGAGTGAGGCTTTCATTGTTTACAGCACGGCCGATTGCGCCGAGAGCAGCACCGCCCATCCCTTGCAACTCATCGACACCAGCTGCAATACCGGCCGTCAAAAGATTGCGCTGAGGACGCGGAGGCGCAGCAGGAAGAGAAGCTCTAATCCTGGCCGGATCCGCAGGCGGTAAATTAGTCTGAGAGTTTTGCGTCTGAAGAAATTCATCTAAAGACGGAAACATGCTATCAGCCACAGATATGCCTCACTGAATCCCGAGTTGTTGACGCTCACGCTGACGATCAAAAAAATCTGCTAGAAGCAAATCAGAGCCTTGCGTCTTTACTGTAAGCGAGTTCATAATTCTGTTGTACTCTCTCTCAGTTTTTTCCCTATCCGCATCGTTAGGCGGCATGGTGTTCAAAAGACTCTGCAAATCTATCGCGCGATTTAGCTGCATTTGTTGCGCTTTTTCTGTCGGGCTCAAGCGAACGTTCTTTATCGCTTCAGCGCGCAACTTATCTGTTTCCGCCGCAGTCTTTTCTGCCGCAGCTTTTCTTGTGCCTCTTGCGGCCAACTCTTCCGAAGAAACATATTGCACGTTTCCTTTCGCATCTATCTGAGGCAAGTACTCGGTGTTAACCAGACCGCGCACAATCGAAATAGGCTGCGGAGAGCGTGCCGGGGTAGCTGCTGAACCCATAGCCCTTGCTGGCGTGCTAGGAGCACGATCATCTCTAGGAGTAATCGCAGCAGTAGACCTGGCCGGGGTCGGAGAAGACGGCATAGCCTGACGAGCTGTAATCGTAGGGTCAATAGCCCCAGCCTGCGGTGTACGAAAAGCTTCATACACAGTGTTGGGCAGCTGAGATGGAGTCCAGCCGGGGGTCTGAGGAGTAGCAACATTGCCCCCTAAAGATTGAATAAACGGCGATACCGGCGCAGCAGAAGAAGGCACACCTAGTGGCACAGACTGCGATTTGCCGCCAAACGGCAGCGCAGACTTAGCCGCGTTAAGCATATCCGACAAAGTGATAAACTTTTCCGGGCCTGCAAGCTCAGCATATCCGACTGGGTCCATAATCGCCATCTTAGCTCTCCCAAGAGAATCCGTTGCGGCCAAAACCCCACTGCAGCGGCACAAACATCTTGCGCATTGCAGCGTCTCTAGCCTCTTTTACATGCGCCTCGAAAGACGCCCTAAACTCTGCGGCACGATTCGGTGCACCGCCATCGATATCTACGATTCGCAAAGCAAGATACGCCGCCCAGTCCAACATCTCAAGATGGTGATCCTGAGGAATCTCTGGCACAGCGTTCAAATTGTTTGTTGTAAGGTCGTCAATCGGCAAACGAACGACCCGAAGCTTAATGATGGCGTTATTGTAATCAGCAGACGGCTCCGGATAGACGCGCAAGACCGGCACACTAACCGAATCGTTGTCATCCAGGCCGAGCGAATCATCTGTGGTATATGCCAGTGGCTTACCCGGAGGCAGCGTGGACAGCTGAGAAGGATCAAAGAAATACGGATCTGGCTGACGATATGTGTCCAGCGCGGAGTGACCTGCACGGGCAAGATCCGCCTTATCTGTAGACAAACGAGCAGACATTACAGCCAGGACAGATGGATGAAGCGTATATTCACTCACACCGGTCTGCAAAGTAACTTGAGTTACATCCGGTGTCGTGCTGTCGCGCAAAATGAGACCCTTACGAGCAAATCGCCGCTGGGCCTCATTTATGTAGCGCACAAGGGTCGCATCCGACCAAAGATAGTCAGGAGAACCAGCGACCCTATCGCTTCGATCATGCAGGATGTTTTCCCGCAATTCTGTGAGAAGGTCGCTGAGATTCATCTAACCACCCATTAGGAGTTTACGAGACGATAAGGATACCGCATACGCTCACGATAGCCAATAACTTGCTTCGTAGACGGGTCGATCTGCGGAGATGACATAACTGCGTGATCTAGAATCTCCAAAATGTGACGCGGAATATCCACGACTTCACCCGGAACAATCAAATAACCACGGCCATTATGACCTAAAAACAAACCGGTCGGCGGGATGTCTTGGTTTTCTTCCAAGATGATCTTAACCGTATCCGGCATACCGACTGGTTTTGTAGCTGCCTTTTTTTGGATTTTTACATCCGACTCGAGATTGGTACCAAGCTCGTCAGTCATCTTCTTTGTCCTCCTTCGAAGCCTCCTTGAAGCTGGACTCATATTCGTCCATCGGGAGAGCTTTTTCCAAGTTCTTGCCTAAGAAATCTAAGACTTCTTTGACGTTTTTGAACGCATAAGACACGTTCGGGTCTTTCCAAACGGACGGGCCGTTTTTGGAACTTTTCATGTTCTGTTCAGCAATTTTTGGATCGCGGATCTCAACCTCAAAGCCATTCTCGAGGCGCTCAATCTTGCATACGTAATCGCTCATATTGTCCTCCGAATGGAAGTGAGGGGGCCGAAGCCCCCTCGAAGGCGTTAGCCGATTGCAACCCAAGAGATGGCTTTCGAGTTACCAACCGCTGTCTGCGAGATGGTGATCGTGCCGTCTTCGTTAATAAGGATTGCCGAGCCAGTATCGATTGTGGTCGTACCGGCCGTAACAGTCTTGACCGAGTTGGCTGCTGCCATACCTTCGATCTTTTCCCAGACAATAACGTCTGTAGAGTTGACAACCTTAATCCAACGAGCCTTGAAGCCGAGCTTCACAACTGTTGCTGTGTTGTCCGAAGTGAACGAACCCGAAGCAAAGTTCGAGACGCCACCGTCCTGCGATGTAGCATTTACCGTAGCCATGATGATCTCCTAAACGAATCAAAACCGGAAGAAAGAGGGGGCTTTCAAGGCCCCCTCAGTGAGATTAGGCAGTTGCCGCAACTTCGAGGCGAGCCATGAAGG